GAGCAAGGACAAGCCGGAAAACAAATTTACCGTCTGCCCCTACTGCGGCACCAAGCTGGCCGAAACCGCCGGAGTGGAACCCCCGTTTTCGGATCCGCAGCTTTCCGCCGCCTTCGGGACCGAGTCCGGGGGGACAGAAGTGCCCGCTCCTCCGCCCCGGGGCAGCTATCCGCCTCCCACGGTCAAAAATGGTGCGGTACCCTGTGATTTGAAGCGGCAGAAGCCAGGGCCGTCCTTTGATCCCTGGTCGATGGGCGGCGTATCTGGAGGGGCAGGCAGCCCGCAGTCCGGCGGAAGCGGCCCGTACTCCAGCGGAGGCAGCCCATATGCCAGCGTGGACCGGGACCCCTGGGCCGGTGGTTCAGGGGTGGTCACTGCGGCAAAGCCGCGGCCCGGGAAAAAACACACGGCGCGCAATGTGATTTTCATTGTTTTGGGGGGTGTGGTGCTGGCTCTGGTGGGGCTTTTCCTTTTGGGCAGCACGCTGGCGGACTACGAGCCGGTGATAGAAAGCTACTTTGCCTACGCAGAGGAGGGCAGCGTTCAGCGGGTGGAAACCCTGTTCCATCCGGAGGTGTACGGCTTCTACGTGGAGCACTATGGTCGCACCGAAGCCATTGAGCACGCCGACAGCTGGACCAAGTACTACGGAAAAGAAGTGGAGCGCTTTGATATCTCGTCGGCGGAAAGCCAGAGCGATTCGCTGACGGATTTCAACAGCACCTTCGGTTTGCAGGCCGAGGATTACCGGGATGTCACGGTGAATGTGTACTACGCCGACGACACCTATTGCTGCATCGACTTTGATATGGTGCTGGTGGAAGACGCTTGGTATCTGGTGGACACCTGGTAAGGCGCTGCGCACACGGGAATTTGATTACGCCCGCCCAGGCGGACGAAGCTTTGTTAGATTTTGGAAGGAGAAGACCCCTATGTACCGGATCAAGACATTAAATAAGATTTCCAGCATCGGTTTGGCCCAATTGGACAAGGGCCGCTTTGCGGTGGCGGAGGACTGCGCCAATCCAGACGGCATCCTGGTCCGTTCCGCCAAGATGCACGACTATGAATTCCCTGAGGCCCTGCGGGCAATCGCCCGGGCGGGGGCGGGAACCAATAATATTCCCATCGACCGGTGCAGCGAGGCGGGCATCGTGGTGTTCAATACCCCCGGCGCCAACGCCAACGCGGTGAAGGAGGAGGTTATCTTCGCCATGCTGGCCGCCTCCCGCCATATGTTCGAGGCCAATGAGTGGGCCAGGCAGGAGGCCGCTGCGGGCAACGACGTGCAGACCACCATGGAGAAGGCCAAGAGCCAGTTCGCCGGCCCGGAGATTTTGGGCAAGACCTTGGGCATCATCGGCCTGGGGGCCATCGGCGCCAAGGTGGCCGACGCCGCCCTGGCCTTGGGTATGAGCATTGTGGGCTATGATCCCTATCTGAGCGTGCCTGCCGCCTTGGCCCTGGACCGCCGGGTCAACGTGGTGAGCAAGCTGGAGGAATTGCTGAAGGTGAGCGACTATATCACCATCCATGTTCCCCTGAACGACTCTACCCGGAATATCATCGACGCCGAGGCCATTTCCAAGCTGAAGGGCAGTGTGCGTATCATCAATCTGGCCCGCAACGGCCTGGTGGACGAGGAGGCGCTGATCCCCGCCCTGGCCTCCGGACGGGTGGCCGCCTATGTGACCGATTTCCCCAGTGTCCAAATCGCCAACGCCCCCGGCGTCATCGCCCTGCCCCATTTGGGCGCCTCCACTCCGGAGAGTGAGGACAACTGCGCCATCATGGCCGCCCACGAGCTGCAGGACTATCTGGAGAACGGCAACATCACCAACTCCGTCAACCTGCCCAATGTGAGCATGGAGCGCTCCGGCACCGCCCGGATCTGCGTGATCCACCGCAACATTCCCAATACCCTGGCCCAGATCACCTCTATCGTCTCCGCCCAGGGCATGAACGTGGAGAATCTGGCCAACAAGTCCAGGAAGGACTACGCTTACACCATGCTGGATGTGGACGGCAAGGTCAACGACGCCGTGCTGGAAAAGCTGAACGCCATTGAAGGGGTGATCCGCATCCGTGTGATGCAGAACTGACCTTTGATCTTAGCGGGCAAGGGCACGCCGCAGGCACATGCGGCGTGCCTGTTTTTTTGCCTGGCCTCAAAACGAATTCGACGCCGTTCCCGGCTTTTTGCGGTAAAACGTCGAATTATCTCTACATCTTGTGGTTGAAAAAACCGACGGCGGTCGCTATAATAATTTTATGTATACTGGTTGAAATAGGCCGCTTTCGGCTTGGCAGAATCAATGATGATAGAGGTGTTCCTATGTTTGGTATGACACGGGATATCGGTATCGATCTGGGTACCGCGTCCATTTTGGTCTATGTCCGGGGCAAGGGGATCGTCCTGCGGGAGCCCAGCGTGGTGGCCATGGATAAAAATACGGGCAAACTGCTGAAGGTAGGTTCCGAGGCCCAGAAAATGCTGGGGCGTACCCCGGGCAATATTGTGGCCATCCGTCCCCTGCGGGAGGGGGTCATTTCCGACTATGATATGACGGAGCGGATGCTCCGGGAGTTTATCCGCAAGGTGGTGCCCTTCCGGCTTATTAAGCCCCGGGTGATTATCTGCGTCCCCTCCGGCATCACCGAGGTGGAGGAACGGGCGGTCATTGACGCGGGCATCCAGGCCGGTGCCCGGAAGGTTTATCTGATCGAGGAGCCGGTGGCCGCCGCTATCGGCGCGGGCATCGACATCAACCGTCCCGACGGCCATCTGGTGGTGGATATCGGCGGCGGCACCTCGGATATCGCGGTGATCTCCCTCTCCGGCGTGGTGGAGTCCGCCTCCATCAAGGTAGCCGGGGATAAGTTTGACGAAGCGGTCATCAAATATATCCGCCGCAAGCACAACGTGCTCATCGGCGAACGCACCGCCGAGGAGCTGAAGATGAGCATCGGCTGCGTCTACCCCAAGCCGGAGGAAGAGATTGTGGAGATCAAGGGCCGATGCCTGATGACCGGCCTGCCCCGGGTGTTCCAGGTGTCCTCCAGCGAGATGATCGAGGCGTTTGAGGAGCCGGTCCAGCAGATCCTGGAGGCCATCCACAGCGTGCTGGAACGCACGCCCCCGGAGCTGGTGGCGGATATCTCCATCAACG